TGAGGGAGTGCCTGAAGTGAAAACGTTCGACCTACCCCTGCGAACGAGCATCGTCCCGGCCTACGCGGCGGGCTCGGCGACGCCGACGTTCACGCGCGCGACCACCGCGACAGTCGTGGACCACGAGGGCGTGCTGCGCTACTGCAGGAGCGGCGAGGCGCGGTTCTGGGGTGCGCGGCGGGTGGAGAACCTGGTGCGCGATACGGAAGACCTGACGAAAGGGAGTTGGGGCGGTTACGGCGGCGGTACGTTTACTGTTGACACCGGAGTTACCGACCCTCTTGGCGGCAGCACGGCATTCCGCGTTACGACTGGCACGGCGAACGGTATATTGCAGGACAGCGCGTTTGTCTATGGCGCGGCTGCCTATCGCGCCGGTGAGGTTGTTGTTGCGTCCGCGTGGCTGCGCGTGGCGAGCGGCACGCTGTCGGTTGATCTGTATTCGCAGGGGTCCGTCGCATCGAAAACGACAATCAATGTCGATACGACGTGGCGGCGCTTGTGTAACAGCGCGGCAGCAACGGCGGTAAGCGGAAAGGCAACCTACATCATCTTTGGCTTCCACGGCGCGCTCGAAATCTGGCATCCGTCGCTCAACGTCGTAACCGGCGCGGCGAGCGTAGCGCCGCCGGAGTACGTTTCCCGCGGCGTTCTCTCCGCCCCCTACCACGGCGCAGGCGCAGATGGCGTCAAGTATTTCGACACCGCGAACGGGAACAGCGTTGCGTCGAATGTCGTGAGCGAGGGGACCGGCGCGCCGATCTCCGATTCCGTCTTGCTTGGCTATCTCGCGGAGGGGCAGTTCACCAATCGCCTGCTCTACTCCGAGGACTTCAGCAACGCCGCGTGGGTCAAGACGAACGTCACGGTGACGGCGGACAGCACGGCCGCGCCGGACGGCGCCACGACGGCGGACACGCTGACCGCGACGGCGGCGAACGCGACGGTGATTCAGGACTTGGGCGTCGTCGCGTCGGCGCAGAAGAACGGCGCTCTCTGGCTGAAGCGCAAGACAGGCAGCGGGAACATTCAGTTGACGCTCGACGGCGGCGCCGGCTGGACGACGGTGGCGGTCGGCGCAGACTGGACGCGGTTCCCGATCGCGCAGACGCTGGCCGACGAAGACTTCGGCGTGCGGATCGTGACGAGCGGGGATGAGGTCTATGCGTGGGGCGGGGATGTAGTGACGGCGGCAATCGCAGGCGCTATCCCGTCCTATATCCCGACGACGAGCGCGGCGGGGACGAAGAATGCTGATCTGCTTGGATACCCGAGCGCGGGGAATGCGCCGACGAGTCAGGGGACGATTGCGGCGCAGCTTCAGTCAAAGAGCATTAACAGCGGAGAGTGCGCGGTTACGTTCTCGGCGGGAGTGTATGGAGCGCCGAGCGGGCTGCTTTTTCGGAAGAATGCGGCAAACCAGATTGCCATCGGCGGGAATTCATCGGATGAGGCGAGCGCGTTCCTTTCCGGTACATTCACGCCACTCCCGCGCAAGGTAACGGGTCAGTGGTCTGGCGTGAGCATGTGGGTATACGCTGAGGCCAACAAGTCTGGCATTGACAACACGCTCGACTATACCGGAGTCGGTACAACGAACATTAACATCGGGACACTGCAGCCGGGTGGGTCGCAGGAATTCCTCGGCACGATCCGCGACTTGCGCATCTGGAATCAGGTGATGCCGATCGACGCGAACGGGGACGTGGTGGAGGCGAGCGGTTCGCCATCGGGCGGCGCGGTGTTGCGTGCGTTGCGACAAAAGTACATGCGTGAGCGCGACGAACGCGAGCGCGCGGATCGTGAGTTCTACGCCCGGCTGGAAGCGGGCGATGAGCAATAACCCGCACCGACGCGGAACGTCGGGTACATATCCATGGTGGTAGCCATGTCTGAAATCGAGCAGGAACAGAACGGCGCGACTGAATACGCGCATGATGAACAGTCCGAAGCTCCCGTCCAGCAGGAACAGGACGCGGAGCAGAACGTCGCTGCGGACACGACGGAAAACACGGAAACGGACGAGCAGAAGAACGAGCGAATCCTGCGTGAACGTCAGGAGCGTTCGCGGCGCGCTGCAAGCAGGGTGCAGCAACGCTTCGACGAACTCACGCGGGACAAGTATGCCGAGAGGGCAGCGCGGGAACGGGTAGAGCGGGAGCTAGATGAGTTGCGTCGCGCGTCGCGGCAGCAGCAGCCGCAGGACGGCGACGGCGCACCGAAGCGCGACCAGTTCGACGATTACGAATCCTATATCGAAGCGCGGGCATCATACCGCGCGACGAAGGAGATGGTCGGCAGACTGGAAGCGATGCAGCGTCAGGTCGCCGAGCAGCAACGCGCGGAGCATGAACTGCGCGAGCGCAACAGTGTCTTGCAGGCGATTGCTGATTCGACGGCCAAGTTCCGCTCGCAGGCGAAGGACTTCGACGATGCGATGGAAGCTATTGCCGACATTCCGTCGTCGCCGATCCTCGAGCGCGCGATTGCTACCGCAGACAACCCGGCCGCTATCCTCTACGCGCTTGGCAAAGACCCGGAACGCGCGCGGAATATCGCGATGATGGACCCGTTGCAGCAGGCCAAGATGATCGGCAAGATCGAACACGAACTGCGCTCTACTTCCGTGAGAGTGTCCAATGCGCCCGCTCCGGGCAAACCCGCTGGCGCCAAGGGTGGCGCGGCGAGTGAGCCACCGGAGGAACCGGAGGCATATTTCCGGTGGGCCGAGAAGAACCTTTCATAGCAGGAGTTTTCAGTCATGGCAAACGCATTTCAGAATCCCAACACGTTCACGTCGGCTACGCTGCGTGAACTGGAGAACGCGCTTGTGTTCTCCAAGCACGTCTCCCGCAAGTACGACGACAAGTTCGCCAACGAAGGCGGCAAGATCGGCGACACGCTGAACATCCGTCGGCCGGCGCGGTTCACGGTGACGTCCGGCGCCAGCTTCTCGGCGCAGGACTACACCGAGACGTCGATCCCGCTGGTCATCAACGCGCAGAAGCACATCGACACGTCGTTTACGACCGCTGACATGACGCTCAAGGTCGAGGACTTCGTGGCGCGTGTGATCCGGCCGAAGATGATTCAGTTGGCGGCGCAGATCGACTACGATGGGCTGACGCAGGCGAAGAACTCGGTTGGTGCGCTGGTCGGCACTGCGGGAACGTCGCCGAACAACGCCTCGTTTCTGTTCGATTGCGGGAAGGCGCTCGATCGGTTCTCGACGCCGCGCGACGGTGAGCGGTACCTTGCGATCGACGAGACGTCGAACGCTTCGCTTGTCGGCGCGATGACGGGCTTCTTCAACGACCCGCGCCTGATTTCCTCGCAGTTCAAGGATGCGGTGTTCGTCGACGGTACCAATACCGTCGGGCTGAAGATCGGCATGTCGCAGAACGTGAACCGGCACACGACCGGGCCGCTCGGTGGAACGCCGCTCGTCAACGGCGCAGCGCAAGGGCTCACGTCGGGATGGGCGAACACGACGAGCCTGGTGACGGACGGCTGGACGGCGGCGGCGGCAAACCGCCTGAAGGCTGGCGATATCTTCACCATCGCGAACGTGTTTGCGGTGAACCCGGTCACGCGCCAGAATACCGGCGTGCTGATGCAGTTCTGCGTTACCGCCGATGCGTCGTCTGATGGGTCCGGCAACCTGACTGCGGTCATCACTCCGGCGATCATCTCGGCGGGTGCGTTCCAGAACGTCAACGCGGCTCCTGCGGACAACGCGGCCCTTACGGTCGTCGGCACGGCCAACACGGCCTATGTCCGCAACATCGCGTGGCACAAGGACGCTTTCACGCTTGGGTGCATCGACATCGAGGACGTCTCGCGGTTCGGGACGTGGGGCGCGCGCAAGTCGTACAACGGTATGTCGCTTCGCGTGGCGCGGCAATACGCCATGTCGACGGACACCGTCGGAACGCGCGTGGACGTGCTCTACGGGTGGGCGACGCCCTACCCGGAACAGGCCGTGCAGTTGATCGGCGCGTAACGTAGCAGTGCGGGGCGAGCCTTCGGGCTCGCCCTGCCCAACACTTAGGAGATGATATGGCAACGTCGAGTTACAAGCCTCCGCGACACGTCTACTACGGGCCGATCGACCCGGCGACGGGCGAGCGCGCGGACGAGCCGGTGTACACCTACAAGCCGTGGCCTGCGATCTACTACCGCATGGCGACAGATGGGGTGACGGTCGAATCGGAGGTGTTCGAGTCGGCCGATGATCTGGCGTCGGCGGGCAGCGAATGGCGCGATTCGATGGCGAAACTCGGGATGCCGTCGTCGCATCCGTCGCAAGATGAGCTCAAGGCCATGCGTGAGAAGGCGCGGGCCGAGACTATCAAGCAGAGGAAGGTGGCGGCATGACGACCGCGCGCGACTTGATCGAGGATGCAGCGGCCGAGATCGGCGTGTTTGCGTCCGATTCGGCGTTGTCCGATGCGGACGCGCAGATCATGTTGCGCCGCTTGAATCGCATGATGGACTCGTGGAGCGCAGAGGGGCTCGCGGTGTATGAGCGATATGACGAGTCGCTGACGCTATCGGCAAACGTCGCGAGCTACTCGACCGCGCTGCTCGCGGGCGGGCGCCCGGTGCGCGTCGATGGCGTAACCGTAACGGTCGGTGGCGTTGACTACGACATGCGGATGGTCTCGAAGGCGAACTACGACGAGATCGGTTACAAGTCGGTGGCCGGCATTCCCGATATGTGCTACGTGCAAATGGGGATGCCTGACGCGACGCTGTACTTCTATCCGGCTCCGTCGGCCGCATACACGGCGAAGGTTACAGTATGGCGTCGGATGCCGAACGGGATGGCGTTGACGACCACAGTTAGCTTGCCTCCGGGTTACGAAGAAGCAATCGTCACGAATCTCGCGGTGGCGTGCGCGCCGATGTTCGGCGCATCGCCGCAACCTGCGACGGTGGAGAATGCGCGCGAGAGCAAGGCGACGATCAAGCGCAACAACACGCAGCATATCGAGATGGACCTGAACCTTCCGGGCGCATCCTCGCGCGCGGGGTTCATTGACATGGGGCCGATCCTATGACGTTTCCTGTTGAACCGTTCCAAGACATCGTCATTGCCGAGCAGATCACGGAGGATGTTACGCCGGCAGGGCTGATCCTCCCGGGTGACGAGAGCAAGACGCGATGGGCGAATGTCGTCGCGGTTGGTCCGGGGCGCACCTACGCTACCGCGATGAACGCGACCGGCTCGATCGAGGCTGGCGTGTTCGTGCCTACGACGGTCAAGGTCGGCGACAAGGTGTGCTTCGACCTTCACCAAAGCGGCGGCCGACCGCTGAAGCTCAAGGACGGGCGCGAGTATCTGTTGTTCCGGGAAGGCGACTTGATCGGAAGGGAACGCGGTGGGGGCTGACGGCACTATTGTCCAGTTGTTCGGCGTCGGAAGCGAGGCCGTGTCGGCCGTCGTTTCCGCGCAGCGTCGCGTCAACATGTACGCGGACACGTCGAACGCGCAGGACAAAGGCGGGCTGACGCTGTATCCGCGTCCCGGGCTAGCGATCTACGACGAGGCGTTCGGGCCTCGTCTCGTTCGCGGGTTCATGGACGGCGAGTTGTCGCAGTCGTTCAATAGCGCGCTACCTCCGACAGTCGGATGCATGGTGGCCGGTGATTTGATTTTTCTGGTCCCCGTGCCGCAGTCGGCACTGCTTGGAATGCTAGGTTTCGGAGCGATCGCGGGGGCGATGGAAACGTCGACGGGGCACGTCATGATCGAGCGCAACAGCGGGCAAGTCATCGTGGTAGATGGGACGACTGGTTACGTCGTCAATACCGCAACCGGGACTGTGACGACGTTGTCCTCGCACGCTCCGGCGGCGGGGTTCCCGAACGGCGCAACGACGGTGTCCTATCTGGCCAGTCGGTTCATCGCGAACGGGCCGGACGGCCGTTTCTACTGGTCGGCGCTCAACGACGGACTGTCGTGGTCAACGCTCGACTTCGCGTCGGCGGAGCTAGCGCCGGACAATCTCGTTGCGACATGGGTCAGCAACGGACAGTTGCTGCTGATGGGCGAATACACGACTGAGTTTTGGGCGCCGTCTACCGGATCGGCCGCGTTCGCGCGAGTGTCCGGGGCTGCGGCGCCGTGGGGGCTGTTGTCGCCGTGGTCGCTCAAGCGCGTGGGCAGCGGGACAATCTTCCTCGGACGCAATTATCAGGGCGACACCAAGGTACTGATGCTCAACGGCTACGACGCGCAGGTTATCTCGACGCCGAACGTCGAGTCGCGCATTCAGGCTGCGCAGGAAAGCGCGGGCGTTGCAGTTGCGATGTCGTTCGCTTCCGGTGGGCATACGTTCTACCGGCTGCGGTTCCCGTCGTTCACGTTGCGCTATGACCTGACGACGAACGCATGGGACGAGGACACGACGGGGCCGGACGGGGCGAACTTCTGTGGCGAGCATGGCGCGCTCATCAACGGGGCGTTTCTGGTGTCCGACGCGTCGCGATCGAAGATTTACTACCAGCAGGAGGATGTATACGCGGACTACGACCGGCCGATAGTGCGCGAAGTCGTAACGCGGCACACGTTCTCCGACTACGACCGCACGACGGTAGACAAGCTCGGCGTCGATTTCGAAACCGGCATCGGGCTTGTCTCGGGGCAGGGGTCTAACCCAATGGCGATGCTGCAAGTGTCGCGCGACAACGGGCGAACGTGGGGAAACGAAATGTGGGCGTCTGTTGGTGCGCTCGGCAAGTACCTAACGCGCGTTTGGTGGACGCGGCTCGGGCGTTCGCGCGATTGGCTGTTCCGCATCAAGATGAGCGATCCTGTGCGCACGATCATCTGTGGCGCTAGTCTCAAGGTGAGGCCGTGAGTGATAGGCCTATTCCTTACGACTTCGCTACGTCGCGCCAGCCGGGCGGCCTCACGGTGCCGGGGCGCGAGTTTCTGCAATACGTTGCAACGACGCTCGCGGAATTGCAGGCGGCTATCGCTGCGGGGTTTCCGGTGACGAACACGGAAACTTACACGACGCCTGGCGCGTTCACGCATACGTGGTCGAGCGCAGCGGTCGGTGCGTGGGTAACGGTTGTCGGAGGTGGCGGCAGCGGGTCGGTGTTGGCTGCAAGCGGCGGCGGCGGTGGTGGCGGCGGGTCTGGCGAGATCGTCGGGCCGTTCTGGTATTCGCGTGCTGGCGCAGTGTCAACGGCCGGCGTCGTCGGCGCGGGTGGTGCGGCGCTCGACACGTCGTCGGCGACGGCCGGCAATGCCGGTGTTGCGTCGTCGTTCGGCGCGGTTAGCGCGGCGCCGGGGGCTGGCGGCACAAGCGGCGGGGATGGCGGCGTAGGCGGTGCGCCGAGCAGCGCGAGTGCGCCGGCCGGAGGAACGGCGGGCGCGCCGCCTACGGAGGGAACGAGAGCGAACGTGCTCGGGCATCATGCGTCAACAGGGGCCGGCGGTGGCGGCGGATGCACGACGATCATATCGAGTGGTGGCGCTGGCGGATCATCGGGCACCGGGCAGAGTGGCGGCGCCGGGGGCGCGAGCAATCCTACCAATCGCGGCGGTGGTGGTGGAGGCGGTGGCGGATATGACGGCCCCGGGGGCGTCGGCGGTGACGGATCGGGCACGACGGTAGTAGCGCCGGCGACGCCTGTCGCGGCTGGCGCCGGCGGCGGCGGAAGCGGAGAATACGGCAGCGGTAACGGCAAGTCTGGCGCAGGCGCGAATGGTGTTGTGATCGTTCAGGAGGTACTCGAATAATGCCGACTCTTGGACAGTTGGGACGCGCGAAGTCGGGGCTTTCGTCCGACGCGCTGTCGGAACTCTTGCGCCAGCGCGAACAGGCGCAGGCGAGCGGACAGGCCGAGCCGGGGCTGCGGGATATCTACCAGTACGTCAGCAATCAAGGCGCTGGATCGTTTTTCATCTCGCCGAACGAGCAGAACGGCGGCGAATCGGGGATGGGCAGTTCGGCGACTGTGCCATGGCAGACGATCTCGCACGGCGCAGGGGATAACGCGTGGACGGAGCAGATGCCGGGTGTCGATCCGAGGTTCGCGGGTGTTGTGCGATTCGCGTCGAACGCAGGACACAGCAACGAGGGTTCCGGTAGTTGGCGTGCGGAGGTGGACGGATCGAAATTGCCAACAACGCGATTCGGCGACGTAACGCGCACGGCCCCGGTTAACGCGCACACTCCGTTGTTCAATCCGGCGCTGGTGTACGACGATCCGCAATACGGACGCATTACGGACGCGCGCAACGTGCGGCCGGACAAGCTTAATCAGATGGTGGGAATGATGCTGCCGAGTCTTGCAATGGGCGGTATTGGCCTATTGGGTGCACCGGCGCTCGGGACGCAGTTAGTCGGATTGGCGCGCGCGCTCGGCAACGGCGGCAATGGTCTAGGAAATCTAATCGGCATTCTCGGCGGGCAGTTCGGGCTTCCGTCGTGGGCTACCTCGCTGGCGCAGTTGGGCGCGCGGCAGATCGGAGGGCGGTGATGGGCGACGAATTCGATATCTACGACCTGATCGGTGACGGAAACATGTTCGAGATTCCCGAGCAGGATGTATGGGACCTGATCGGTGATCCTGGCGCGCTCGGACTGGGCGGCGGGGAAGAAGGCGTCGATCCGTGGGACTTGATGGGCGATACGGGCGCGTTTGGACTCGGAGGCGATAGCGGCTTGTCGCTCGGCAGTATCGGCGGGTGGCTGTCGCAGATCGGCCGCTTGTTCGGCGGCGGCAGCGGGAGCGGGTCGGGCGCGAACGGCGGCGGCATGGGCATGAGCCCGCTCATGACGCTGTTGGGGCTCGGCGCGCTTGCTGGCGGCGGCATCAATCAGTACGGGAGCACGCGCGAGGCGACCGACGCAATGCTCGCGGCGAACAGGGATGCGCAGGCTCTCGTGCGCGAGCAGATGGGCAAGAACGAGCCGAGGTTCGCGCCGTGGACGGGCGCTGGGGCCGGCGCTGTCGGGCAGTTGTCGTCGATGCCTGCGTCGAACCTCGAGGCGTCATACGGTGGGCTTGCGGACCGGTATCGACCGCTCGGCAGCGGGCGCGGCATGGTGCCGCAACAGCCGCGCAGTCTTGGCGGCATTGCGCGCGGAGGACGATGATGGCTGCGACTATTGGACAGTTGGGCGGGATGGGCCGGGCCGGCGGTATGAGGCCGAATACTCCACAGATGGACGCGCAGCGACTCGCCAATCGTGCAAATGCGCGCTCCATGTATGACCAGTTCGCGAACGCGGACGCGGCGACGCAATACGACATGCTCGGCCGTGGGCGTAACATCAACGCGCTGCGTAGCGGGTTCATGCAGGCGACTGGACAGGGCGGCGATGCGTTCAATGCCATCCTGAACCGCCTCGGCGGCGGGGCGCGGCCGGAAGCCGGTATGGCCGGCATCGGCGTGCCCCAATCTGGCGGCGCGATGACGCCCACCGGCGCGACGGCCCCGACGGCAGGAGGACTCGCTGGCCAGACTGGCGGCGCCGCGCAGAATGGCGGGCAAATGTACGCCGGAGGCTCGCCGAAATTCAACGAGTTCGGCGGAATGCTCGGCGGAACCGGCCCGGGCGGCGGGATGCCGCGAAGCAACGTGGGCGGTAACGCGAACGTCGGCTACGGGTTTGACGTGAAACAATACCTCGACCCGTCGATGCGCTACCAGATGGACGAGGCGCAGCGCGTACTCGAAAACAGCGCGGCCGCGCGCGGGGCGCTCAACAGCGGGCAAACGTTGCGCGACCTGACGCAGCTTGGCACGAACATGGCTGCGACGGACTGGAACAACGCATTCGGGCGTGCCGCGAATGTGCGCGACTTCACGGCCGGACTGGACCAGGCCGACCGCGCGTTCGACTACGGCGCTCGGCGCGACGACCGAAACTTCGACTACATGACGCGCACCGGAGATCGCGACTTCGACTATCGCCGCCTGTCGGACCTCGCGCGTATGGGGCTTGGCGCGGCCGGCAACGCGCAATCCGGCGACAACGCCCTGACCGGACTTCTCGCGGGCCTGTTGGGCAACGCGGGGCAGATTCAGGGAAGCGGGACGATCGGGCAGGGTAACAGCATCAACAGCACGATTGGCAGCATCATCAATATGCTCATGTCAAACAGCATGTTGAACAGCGTACAGAGGTAGGCCATGGACCCGTCGGTTCTCTTGCAGGCGCAGGGGGTCAGGCTCGCGGACCCGATGCAGTATGCGACGCAGGCGCTATCGCTTGCGGATCTCGCGTCGCGGCGGGAGATGCAGCGATACGCGATTGCGAAACAGCGGCGTGACGACGAGGCGGCGGCGCTGTTGAGTCGCGCACTGCCTGCGTTCTTGCGCGCCGGGATGACCGATGAGGCATTGGCGCAAGCGCCGCCGGAGGTGCAGCAGTCATTGTTCGCCGTGCAGCAGAAGGCACGCAAGGAACGGGCCGACGTAGACAAGACTCTTGCCGAGACGGACGCGAAGCGCGCAGACGTGAAGCAGAAGGCATTGCGCGATATCTCGAACGTTGCGTACGAGGAAGCGAAGAATCCGAACAACCTGTCTCTGTCGCGCGTGAATCGCGTTGCGAAGTTCTACGGCGTGGACCTGCCGCAGATGCCGACTGACCCGCGCGACGCGAACGGAGTGCGCGACTACCTGTCGATGCTCGGCAATGCGGGTTACGACGTGAAGGACCGCGAGTCGCTGGCCGAGACGAAGCGCGGGCACGACCTGACCGCCGCGACTGCTGCCGAGGGGCAGCGCGTGACGATGCGCGGTCAGGACATGACCGACGCGCGGGCGCGGCAGGAACTCGCCGAGCGCATCCGCAATAACAACATGACGGACGCGCGCGCAACAGAGTACAACAGCGTAGTTTCTGGCCTGCCGCAAGAGGTGAGCGTAGACGGCAAGCCAACCTTGGCGATTTACGACCGCCGGTCGGGTACGTTCTACGATCCCAACACGAAGCAACCTATCTACGGTGGCATTGGACCAAAGACACCAGAGATGCCGGCGTCAATGATTCAGGCTATGGCGCAGAATGAGGTGACCATCTCCAACATTGCGCGAGCAAAGCAATTAGTTCTGGAGAGCCCGCAGGCGTTCGGGGCGATGAACTATTTGGGCGATGATATCGCGCAACGGCGCGACCCGAAAGGCGTATCTGCGCGCGCTGTTGTTTCCGATATTGGCGGACAACGGATTCAAGACAGAAGCGGAGCGGCAGTTACCGTCGGGGAAATGGAGCGGCTGCGGCCATATATCCCGAAGGTTACTGACACGCCAGAGACAATAATTAAGAAGCTCGAAGAATTCGAGCGCGGCTACCAGCAGATACAAGAGGAATTGGCGCAGGGGCGTTCACTCGCTGATGTGGTCCGTGCGCGCAATCGAGACCGCGCGAGCGATCAAGGAGCTGCCCCGAGCAAGCCGCCCGCTGCACAACCCGATTGGACCGACATGGACGGCGTGATCCGCGCCCGGCCGGCGAGGTAACTGCGATGACTCCCTACAGGTTTCGTGGTACAGACGGGCAATGGTATGAGGTTGACGCGCCGGAAGGAATGAGCGAGGGCGAGGCGAAAGAACGCTTCGAGCGAAGCTTCGCGCGAAGCTTCAAGCGCCCGCAGGTGCGGCGCTCGGCGGTGCAGGACGAGCGCGCGTCCGCCGCAGCGGCGGCGAGCGAATACGCACCGAAGGGCGACTCGCTTGGCGGCGATATCGCGCGGTGGGCGCGCGGCATGGCCGCGAACTACGGCGCCGGCACGCAGAACGTCGTCGATGCGGTCAAGCAGATGTTCGGGGCTGATAGCGCGCCGACCGACCAAGAGGTGCGGGACCGCCGGATGCGCGACAAGGAACTGGCCGATTCGACCTATGGCGGCTCGCTGATGCAAATCCTCGGTGAAGTCGCGCCGACGCTCGTGGTGCCGGCTGGTGGGTTCGTGCGTGGCGCGCGCGGACTGTCTGAAGGTGCTGCGGCGCTCGGCCGCGCACTGACCGGCGCGCGCACCGCAGCGCCTACGGCGTCAACCGTGGCGGCGCCTGTCGGGCCGGTGGCCGCGACTGCGGATGCAACGCTCGCTGGTGGCACCGTCGGCGCTCTGATGCCGACTACCTCGGACGAGTCGCGCGCCATGAACGCGGCATTGTCGGCCGCAGCCGGTGGGTTGCCCTTGGGGGCAATCGGCAGCGCGGTGAAACTGCGAAACATGTACGCTGCTGGCGCGGCGGAACGTCGCGCGGCCGATGAACTCGTGCGCCGGCTCGGGAACGAGGGCGCGCAAAGCGTGCTGGACGCGATCAATGCGCGTGGATTCGGCCCTCCTGGCACGCGGAATATCCCGCTCACGGCGGGCGAGATTTCGCAGAATCCGGCGCTCGCCGCGATGGAGCGCGGGATCGGCAGCGCGAACGTAGGCGGCGGAGCTGGGGACGTAATGTGGGCTCCGTTCCGCGCCAAGCAGGCGCACGAACGGTTCGCGGTGCTCGAAGATGCCACCAGGGGCGGCACGCCGGCCAACATCGAGGCGCTTGAGGTGGCGCGCGACAATGCTACCGCATCGTTGCGCGAGAAGGCGCTTACCGAAGCGGCAAAGGACAAGTGGTTTCACGCGCCGGTAGTGAAGGCGCTCGACGACATGATGAGCGGATCGTCGCGCCCGAATCCCGGCGTGAAGTGGGTCAACAACTACCTTCGCGGCGAGATGGACGAAGGTATTACGCCGGGGCAGTTGTACGAGGCCAAGAAAGTGCTTCAAGAGAAACTCGACGGGCCGCTGACTCCGGGAGATCAGGTCGCCGCAAGTCTCAAGAACGCGCGTCGTGAGACGACGAAAATAATCAATGCAATCGACGACGCGCTGAACACGTCAAGCGGCGGGAAGTGGCAGAAGTACATTGATAAGTACAAGAGCGAGAGTCGCGCGGTCGATAGCGCCAAGGCGCAGCATGAAATCCGCCAGTTGTTCACCAACGACGCAGCGCCGACCATCGCGGGCGTGCCGGAACTGACGGCGAGCAGGGTCGGCCGCGCGCTGGAAAGCGAAGGCAGCGGGAAGTACGGTCAGCTTCTGGATGACAAGACCCTCGAACGACTGCGCGAGTTGCGCGACAACATCGCTGCGAGCGAAGACCTTCAGAAACTGCTGGTGAAAAGCGCAACCGGCGGGCGCGGCGGATCGAACACGAACATGGATATGCTGCTATCGCGCAGGCTCTTCGGAGCGGTTGAGGGCACCGTGCCAATCCTCAAGGATGTGGCCAAGCGGGCAGACGAATTCACGAAGGCGGCGCTACTCGATGCCTTCCAGAATCCCGAACGATTCGTGGCGGTCGTGCAGAAGAAGATCGACCGCGGGCAGCCGCTGAAGCCATCCGAAGAACGAATCTTGAGGCTGATTCGCTCAACAACCTCCATGCCCGCCGCAGCACTATCGCAATAGCGGCAGCGACGCACCAGAGGATGAGCAGCGCGAACGGCCTA